GTTCTTGCAGAAGCAGTCACACAGTTTCAAGCGCAAGCTTACAAAGAACTTATGCCAGCAAGTGGTCCTGTTAGAACACAGATCATAGGGCTAGAGTCATCAGAAAAAGTTTCACAAGCACACAGAGTCAAAGAGTTCATGAACTATCAACTTATGGTAAACATGAAAGAGTACGAGCCAGAGTTTGACCAAATGTTATTTAACCTACCACTGTCAGGTTCTACATTTAAAAAAGTTTATTACGATTCAATTCTTGCGAGAAGTGTTTCTAAGTTTGTGCCTGCAGAAGATTTGTATGTGCCGTTCACAGCTACAAGTTTAGATGACACAGAAACAATTATTCACAAAATAAAAATGACAACCAACGACATTCGTCAACATCAGCTAGCAGGAGTATTTAAAGATTTTGAAATGGACGAAGAGGGTGTCTACAACAAAAATGATATTGAAGAAACAAAAGATAGAATGAGTGGTGTCGACAGCAAAGCAGATGATGTTTGTTCTGTGTTAGAAGCACACATGCATTTAGAAATACCAGGATACGAGGACATTGATCCAAAGACAAACGAGTCAACTGGTATTAAGTTTCCATACATTATAACAGTCAAAGAGGACACAGCAGAAGTTTTATCTATCAAACGAAATTGGAACGAAACTGATTTGACTAAAAAACGTCAAGATTATTTCGTTCACTTTAAATTTCTACCAGGACTCGGATTTTACGGGTTCGGCCTAATCCACATGATCGGCGGTTTATCAAGAACTGCCACAGCCGCACTAAGACAGCTCTTAGACGCCGGCACCTTGTCAAACTTACCGGCCGGATTTAAGATGCGAGGCATCAGAGTCAGAGACGAAGCTCAACCGTTGCAGCCGGGCGAGTTCCGTGACGTTGATGCACCTGGTGGAAATCTTAGAGATGCGTTTATGACACTGCCTTTCAATGGTCCAAACGCTACATTATTGCAGTTGATGGGCACAGTTGTTGCCGCAGGTCAACGTTTCGCGGCTATTGCTGATATGCAAGTGGGCGATGGCAACCAAAGTGCAGCAGTTGGCACGACAGTTGCGCTCTTGGAGCGTGGATCGCGGGTTATGTCAGCTATTCACAAGCGTTTATACGCTGCGATGAAGTCAGAATTTGAGCTTTTGGCTAAAAATTTTGTAACTTATCTACCAAATATGTACCCATACGACGTTGTTGGTGGTCAAAACCAAATATTTAAAACAGATTTTGACGCAAAAGTGGACATAGTGCCGGTTGCAGACCCAAATATCTTCTCACAAACGCAAAGAATTAGTATTGCACAGGCAGAAATGCAGATTGCAATGACAAATCCACAGATGCACAACATTTATCACGCTTACAGACACATGTATGAGGCACTTGGTGTTAAAGATATTGACCAATTGCTACCACCACCGCCACAACCACAGGCGATGGACCCGGCGACAGAGAACATTATGGCGTTAAATGGTAAAAAGATACAAGCTTTCCCAAGACAGAACCACCAAGCGCACATGAAATCACATTTACAGTTTATGGGCACGATGGTTATTAGAAATAATCCACAAGCTATGGCCATATTGCAACAAAACTGCATGGAGCACATACTTTTGATGGCAGGAGAGCAAGTTGACTTAGAGTTTATGGAAGAAAAGCAAAGATTACAGGCTTTGAAAGCACAAGTGCAGCCATTAATACAACAAGCAGAGGGTAATCCTGAACTAACACAACAACTGCAGCAAAATCCGCAGATGCAACAACTGTTTCAAGCAGAAACTAATTTTAATATGCAAGTGGAGGCTAGAAAAGCACAGTTGATTGCAGAATTTACAGATGATTACACTAAAGCAGAGAAAGAAGTGCTAAATCAGGTAGAAAATGATCCATTATTAAAATTAAAAGACAGAGAACTAGACTTAAAAGCACGAGAAGAACAAGCTAGACAAGAGGAAGCAGACAGTAAACTAGCTCTAGAGCGAGCTAAAATGATGCAAGCAAAAGAGATTGCAGAGGACAAACTAGAGCAGAATGACGACCATGCAAAGATGAGAGCTAGTGTATCTCTTGCAAAAGACGGCATTAAACAGATGAAATCAACTATGATTACAGGTGAAAATTAAAAATGAGTATTGGTTTAGGTCTTAGAATGATGCAAGGTGGTGTTGATCGCACTGGTTTTGCAAAAATGGCTGATGAGTTAGGAAACCCAGGGTTAGATTTAATTGCAGCCAGAAGGGCTGCCGCGTCTCAAGCAGCAGCTATGGATGAGTTTGAGAAAAGAATGGAAGAGCTGTTTGGAGATAAGGGAGAGAGTGATGAATTACCGATAGTTCCAACAAACAGGGACGAATTAATGTTTGGCCCTATGTTTGAAAACTTAGAGGGAAAAACTGTAGGGCAGGTCAAAGCTGATCCTAATTTAGAATTACCCGTTGGTGGTTATGATCAAATTGTAAGAGATTATGAAATGAGCATTGGTGAAAAAATGTTTGGTGATGATCCAATATCTTTTATGCCGGGTGTTAAACAATCGACAGCCACTAATTTAGGAATAGATGCACTACGATACGGTATTGCGCCAGGGCTATCAGTTTTTTATGATGTGTTTAGACCAACTGTGATGGGAGATGGAACTCTTTATGGGAATGAATTTGAGTTCATGCCACAGGAGTTATTGGATAGCATGGCCGATGGTGGCCGTGTAGGTTTAGTTCAAGGTGGACCATCACAACAAGGTCAAACTCAAAGAGGTGGACTTGAGGGTGGTAGAAGAGGTTTTGGTGGACCAACAGGCGGTGGAGGTGGCAATCAAAAGTCACAAAAAGAAGTGGACATAGACCAATTAAAAAAAGAGGAAGAAGAGAAAGCGAAGATGGTTACAACCAAAACAACTTTAAACCCTGCACTTTATGGTCTTGTAGAGGATCAACTTAGTTTACAAACACCACCAGAGCCTATGCAGGAACAAAGTTTTTTAGACACGGTTAGTAAATATAATCCATTACAACAAGATTTTCAGGTTACACCTAATTTAAGTTTTGGTTACGATGTTAATCCTAATTTAAAAGATTTAAGCGATATAAATGCGACAGCAGGATTTAGTTATTCTTTTAATCAAGGTGGCCCTGTATCAGTTGGTATGGACGATAATAAAAAAACATTACGAATAAGTGAGGACGATAAGTTTATTGAAGCTGAACAGATGTTAAGAGGCGATACAGAGTTATATAATTATTTAGTGGGCGGTGAAATAATGCCTGGATTAAGTTTTGAGTTGGGTGTTATGGACGATGCTGTAATGGAACCAGGCATGAGATCACCAGACGATCTTAAATTTTTTAACATAAAAAAAACTTTTTAATGGCAATATCTAGATCAAATTTAGGTAAAACAACTGACAAAAAACAAAAGAAAGTCAGTAAAGTAATGCGTGAATTTAAAAAAGGTAAATTAAATATTGGAAAATCTAAGAAAAAGGTTAAGAATAGAAAGCAAGCCATAGCTATCGCACTTAACGAAGCTGGCATAAAACAGAAGAGGAGACGCAAATGATCCAATCAGCAAAAGAATGGTTAATGGAAAAGTGGGACGACACATCCAAGAAAACCAAAATTATCGGTGCAGTAGTCATCGTAATTATCATCTTAGGAATAACTCTATAATCACATGATACTTGACGTAGTCAAACTAGCAATCGGCGCTGGCACCCACATTATGAAAAATAGACAGCAGCGCAAAATGCTCGAGTCAGATGCTGCAATGTTGCACGCACAGAAAATGGCTAATGGTGAAATCGAGTATCAAGCAGCCGTAAGACAATCAAACGACAAAGGATGGAAGGACGAATTCGTTCTTATTCTCGTGAGCGCGCCCGTGTTATTGTTAATATGGAGCGTATTTAGTGATGATCCAAACATACAGCAGAAGCTAGATATATTCTTTGATAAGTTCAGCAATATGCCTTTCTGGTACCAGAGTCTATTTATCGGAGTCGTAGCTAGTATATATGGCCTCAAGGGCGCAGATATTTTCAAGAAAAAGTAGGATTGACTTAATTTTACATTGGGGGGAAAAATGGGGGATAACAAACCCAAGAACCCGCTCGACGTGTTCTGGGCACAATTAGGAGACAAGGAGAAACTAAATGTCAGAAGCTATAGACCCGGTAAACGTGATATACAAATTCAAGAGGTCGATGCAAGAACAACTAGACGGCCTCGTTCAAACTCTCGCAAACGGAGGGATTGACACAATGGACGAATATAAATATATAATAGGTAAGATCCACGCGATCGATTTAATGAATCAGGAACTCTCTAACCTGCTAGAACCAAAGGAGCCAAATAACGATGATGACAAAGTCACACGCATTAGAAAATAAATACAACGCCGAAGACGACGTTAAGAAAATTCAAGAAAACGAAGAATCCAAAACAAGTTTAGAAAAACTACCAACCCCAACAGGTTGGCGTTTATTAGTTATGCCTTTTAAAGTTAAAGAAGAAACAAAAGGCGGAATAATTATTGCACAAGAAACATTAGACCGCGCACGTGTTGCAACGCAAGTTGGATACGTATTGAAGATGGGTGATCTGTGTTACAAGGACGATGAGAAATATCCAACAGGTCCATGGTGCAAGGAAAAAGATTGGGTGATCTTTGCAAGGTATGCAGGATCGCGCATGGAGATTGATGGTGGTGAGATAAGAATGTTAAACGATGACGAGATACTTGGGACTATAGATAATCCTGAAGATATCTTGCACGCAATGTAATCATAGGAGGATTAACTATGCAAGAAGAAGAAAAAACAGTTGATATAGGTGATGAGAACGAAGAGGCACAAGAGATTGATCTTGATGCACCAGCACCAGAACAATCATTAGAGGAGGAAATACATGTCGAAAAAGCTGAAGACAATAGTCAGTCCGCTGACGCATCTCAGGAATCTAGTGAGCAGTCTGCTGTTCAAGACAGCAAACAAAAAGATGAGCTTGGAGAATATTCTGAAAGTGTTCAAAAAAGAATCGCAAAACTAACACGTAAAATGCGTGAAGCCGAAAGGCAAAAAGAAGAAGCGATACAATATGCTCAAACTTTAAAACAACAAGCAGACAAAGTAAAAGGTCAGTATGACAAACTTGGAACTAACTATGCAAAAGAGTTAGAGCAAAAAGTTACCGCTGGAATGGCTGCTGCAAAAGCAGAGTTAAGAGCGGCAACCGAGGCACAGGATGTTGACAGACAAGTTGAGGCACAAAAGGCAATAGCACAAATGGCTATGGAAGAAACCAGGCTGACTCAACTTAAAAATTATCAAGACCAACAGTTGCAAAAAGCATCACAAACGCAAGAACAAACAGTGCAACAACCAACAAATGCAGTTCCAACAACACAGGAATTGTATCAAGCTGCACAAGAAATTGATCCAAAAGCTCAAGATTGGTCAGCTAAAAACCCATGGTTTGGTACAGATAATGCAATGACTTACACTGCTTTTGATATCCATAGGCAACTTGTAGAGGATGAAGGCTTTGATCCACAATCAAATGAATATTATTCTGAGGTGGATAAACGAATTAGGCTTGAATTCCCACACAAATTTGCTAATAATAAGGAATCTACAGCTGAGCAACCTGTTCAGACTGTTGCAAGTGCTAAACGTCCGGCCGCAAAAGGACGCAGAAAAACTGTGAAACTCACACCGTCACAGATAGCTATTTCTAAAAGATTAGGTGTGCCACTCGAAGAGTATGCGAAACAATTAGCCGCGAAGGAGGTATAAGCATATGGAAAAAGATAAAACAATAAAAACTTCCCGCGCGAGTCAAACTAGGGCTAAACAAGAAAAGCCTAAAGTGTGGACTCCTCCATCATCACTAGATGCACCGCCTGCGCCAGACGGTTACAGACACAGATGGATACGCGCAGAAAGCATGGGCTTTGATGATACAAAGAACATGTCTGGAAAAGTAAGATCTGGATGGGATTTAGTAAGAGCTGATGAATATCCAGAGCACGACTATCCAAGTGTAAATGAAGGTCGATACGCAGGAGTGATCGGGGTTGGTGGCCTTGTGCTGGCAAGGATACCCGAAGAGCTCGCAAAGCAACGTGAAGCGTACTTTAATCAAATGACGCAAGATCGTAATGATGCTTTAGAAAACGATGTCTTAAAGGAACAGCACCCAAGTATGCCGATCAATCAAGATCGACAGACTCGTGTAACTTTTG